GACGATATCTCCTGCACCAGAATTGACAGTATCCATGTTTATTAAGATATTGGTATTAGATGCTCTCGCTTGAACCTCGAAAAATCTTATACGTACACCTCCTCGGCTTAGAGCATAGATACTCGAAAAGGCAGAGTAAAAATCTTTTGTAACAAAAGGTTTCAATCCGACAATTACGCCACCGGTTATTTTATAATAATAGTTAATGTGGGGTAAAATTAAGCAACCCAAACTGGGTGCTACGGATACTCTCCTGGAGAACATAAATCCTCCTCTTTTCGTAAGTAATCTAATCGAAGGGATTAATTCTCCAATCGACGCCTCCTCAGCTTTGTAGTTTACACGAGGTACCTCCGTATCTCCAATACAGGTTAACTTGTACTGGTCGTCCAGAGGATTTGATTGTAATGTCGCAGGTACAACTGGATTAAACTTAAGTTGACGCGGCGAAGCGACTCCAAAGTCACTTCCTCCACGCATCTCAACTTTCATTGTAATTGTTGTAGACACTACTTCAGGAGCTTTCAAGGCATCCAACACATAAATGTGTAGTTTACCTGTATAACCCCTTCCTTGCCTTGTCTCCTGCCAAGGAGACGGTGATATATAAGGTACCACTATCGAGGCTTCTGTTTTCTCTCTTAAATCGATTATATTCCTGAACATATAATCGGTCTTTCCTAAATCTGAAGGAGCAAGAACATTTTCTAGAACAGCATCAACTGGTTGATATGCTACTAAAATTCTTGCAGAATGAAATTTGGTTTTAATAAATTTCAAATCAAAGACGAGAGAACCTTTATATAAATTAAACATACGGGACAAAAAGGCTAAAGGTCCATATGATTTTAACATTACAGAACCGTCCACAACGTCAAATGTTGAAATAACTGGGGATACATCAAAAGAAGCAATCAAAGTTCCAGAAACATCATCGACTGAAATATCGTAAGAGCCTACAAAAGAGGGCCTGCTAGCTATAAAAGCTATTGACATTTCATCCATTGCTGTTCCATAGAAACATGGATCCATTGATACATGGTTACCAACCGCTAATGACATTGGTTCGGCTGCGTCGACTCCATCCGCTGCGGCCATGTAAGGAAAATTATTCCTAACACTTCTAACAGGTGGATCGACCAAATTGGGTTTACTAAAACCTAAAGCATCAGCTATCATACCAGCCGCTCCAAAAGCAAAACTTAAAGGACCAGCTAAAGAAGAAAGCAAAGGAATTGCTGCTAAAGATCCTGAAATGGCACTCGACGCATAAAGGACTTTAGAAGTCTTTTTCTTATCTTGTTCCTCATGGATAATATCTCCAGAGAAATTACCAGCAGTTTTCTTAACAGCTAATGCAGCTGGATCAGATTGTAACGAACCTACAACACCTAATTCAACTTTCTCGTAATGGCCCCACAAATAATATCCAGCATCTAATGAACCTCCAGAACCCGTAGTAAGGGGTTCATAGGGATACAAAAAGAAAGATCCGGGATTTGTGTTCCACTCTCCTACTGGATTGTAATAGTACGAATTGTACATACTAACCCAGGGTATACGAAGTACAGCTTCAGTTTGAGTACTGAGATCGACTTCGACATGAGGAAGTTGGAGAATTTGAACAAGAGTTGGTCTATGCATACGGTACCATTCTGTTGATTTAGCAGTAGAAGAACTCCCAGCTGTGGACAAAAAGGCAAGTATATATCTACCTTGTTGCATGGGAGTGGCATTAACATTTAAAGTTAAAACTAAGTCAGCCTTAACGGTATATATGCCTTTGATTTTCTCTGCGATAATATTGGCTTTGAGCGGATCATACCAAGGATGCGAACTGAACGTTGTAGGTCCATCCGTATTCTTGAAAGTTCCAGACTCCATAACAGTTGGTTTTCCAAGAAATCTAGCGATATCTGGAGGCGCGGTATTCGTAAAAGAATCACCAAAAGCATTAGCATCTAACACCATAGGCGTTTCATTGAAGGCTACTGCTGCATCATCCATATCGATTAAATCTCTGGGATTGGAGACGGGATTAACGTCTGCCATTTGGAGATCACCGATCTCCGAAGTTAACTCACTAACATTTTTAATGTCTTCCCCGTGAGTAAGTGTGGGAAGGTCATTGTCGCTACGTTTAATAGGTGTACTAAAATTCATATTTGATGGGGAATAGTCATCAGAGACTAAGTTGAGAACTTTTTCCAAATTGACCTGATAATTGGTACATTCTAGGTTTTCACCATAATGTTCAGCCAATAGATCATTGATAAGACGAACTTTTTCATTAAAGATAGGTTCTGGATGCATCGCTAGTTCTCTACTAACGGTGTTAGCCTTATCAATTGTGATCGTTATACCGTCTATCTTTTTCGTCCAGTTTAACTGGTCTAAAAGCGGTTCTATGATCATTGGTGCCACCCAACGGCCCGCTAAAGGTTCGAATCTCCATCTCCTTTTTAAAAAGGAGATTTCTTCGAGCGATCTTTGCACGGTTCCTCGTACTCCTTTATCTTCAGGGGTGTACGTCATTCCGAAAACTTTCATAATAGGTCCTAAAGTGAACTCATTGAAAATTTCGGCAAACTGTGGGATAACAGTGAATACACTGTCATCTCCATGGGTATATAGACAAACACTCTTGTTAAAATCCCAGAATGACTTAGAGCCATTCTTGGTAAGAGTACGAAAAGCTAATTTATGATACATCCTATTAATAATCGAGTTAATTATAGAAGTGAGATAGGTACCGGATGGTAAACCATGGTCCCACTTATAAATTTTCCCTTTACTAATATGAACAGATGTCGTCAAATCCCTCCATAGTATTTCTCTACAACGACGTTCTTCTTTTGTCGAGTTAACATAATGAGATTCTATAATGGGCAGAATCGATGCAATTAACTGGGAAGATTGGGCTGTGTCAAAGCCCGAATAATCTCCAGCATTACACCATGTGTTTTTGGACAAAAGTCCGATGGCTAAAACATGCCAATCAGAACTATATGGATTAATCCCTATAGTAGAACCATTATCAAATCGGTTCTTAGTCATGGAATTTACAAAATCCCCAAAAAACCTTCGATATAATATCAAACTCTTTAAATCACCCGCAGAAAAAGTCCTAGTCATTCCTGAATCAAACTTTTTCTTAGAGACTGTTTCATCCTTGAGACAGTCAATATAAGCGCTAAAGGGTTTAATACCTTCGTTGATCATACGTTCTTCATCAGATTCTATTTCTTCCCTAAGTTCTAAAAACTTGGGAGTTGTCAAATCGAACTCTGGTTCATTCCCGAAAAACTCCCTTCTGCCCTTACCCTTTCGGGATAAAACATAAGGATATCCAGGAGACGTATTACGAGTTATACTTTTAAACTCGCAGTCATCTTCTAAGCCCAACACAGCTTCCTCTATTGTATAAATACGACGAGGGGTTGTACGAGTGTTAGTAAAATTCATCCAATCTATTTCAGAATGGACTAACTCGCTAACAATCGTTGGGTCTATAACGATACTTTGATTGTTGTTATATCTAGATAAAGATTTAACAACTGGATCAATAATCTGGCCTTCCTTTTTAAATGGGACTAAACGGGAAGGATAAGTGATGACAGGACCAAGTTTTCCATAAAATCTTGATTTTTCTATATCACTTTTAGAAGTAATGCCCATAGGCTTTGACTCTCCGACACAGTAAAAACGATGGTCGTGTGGGTCTTCGGACTGTACTTCTCCAGCGATGTTCTCCATAGGATCAGTAATAGCATCTACAGTAAGTAAATCTAAAATCTCCTTAGGTACAGGTGAACAAAAACTTAAATCTCCAACACCGGCACAATGTAATCCTATGATCTTGCCAGTTTGAGTTTTGACATTCATTTCGGTGTATGGAATACCACACATACCTACGTGATTGGGCATTCTAAGTCCATATAAGTCAAACTCAACGTTGGAACCTTCATAGTCTAACAATTGATTAGAAATCCGCTTAGCAGATCCTATATTCATTTCTGTTGAGACATAGGGAATATTGTTTTTAGTTCTTCTCGTATATTCGAACCTTCTAACATAATCATACTTGGGTTTGAGACCCCCAGTAGATTTGAAATGCTGACGAATATCTTTATGTATCCTCACCCGTGGGGGTAACAATACAAGCGCATGGTCATGATTCGCGAGATCTTCGGAGTCAATAGAACCATCTATAATTTCTCCACAAGTAAGATGTATACCATCTCTATTACCGGTTACACAAACTGGGTTCAAGACGTATATATTCTTTCGTACTGTTGGATCATCACGAACAAGGCGTCTCAATTTAGAAACCCAATGTTCTTGGAACAACGCATACCTGTCAACTATGAACAGGGCGTGACCAGCAACAGTTTCACCTCCCATAACGCTATATAAATTGCGTTGAAAGATGCTTGTGAAAACAACTTTACCGTTTAAGTCATATATATCATGAGATTGAACGGTTGCGACAGTAGTATTTCTAGCTCTCATATCGCTTAATTTAGCATAAGCACTAGATTTAGTGACAGGAACATTAACAGATTG